AACAATTTTTCGACGCGGGGTTTGGGGCACCGCCCCCCCCGGCCCCAAACACGACGATCACTTGTTCTTAACTCGTCATTCCTTGCCGGGCGGCGGCAGCGAATAGGTACCGGTGGCATGGGCCACCGGCTCGGGACTGCCCGCGGAAAAAATCTTCACGTCCAGCACCACGGTGCGCCGTCCCATCTTCAGTATCTCGGCCTCGGCCACGAGGTCGGCCGGCTTCGGCCGCGCCAGGAAGTTGATGTTGAGGTTCTGGGTGACCGCCATCTCGATGCGCCCGAGCCGGGCCAGCACGGCGGCGTACATGGCCGCATCGGCCAGCGTCATCATGGCCGGTCCGGACAGCGTGCCGCCGGGCCGCAGCTGCCGCTCGCTGTAGGGTAGCCGACACACCACGCCGCGCTCGCTCACCTCTTCCACCCGGAAGCCGCTGTCTTCGGACGCGGGGATGCCTTGCCGGATGACGTCATTGATGTCGGCGGGGCTCAGGCTCATGCAGGGAATCCGTTCGGAGAGATGAAGAGACGGCGCCGGAGGTCAGACGCAGGCGCGAGTGTACCTGAGCCGGACGGACTATGCCGAGAACCGGCCCGGCCGGGCCCCGCCCCCGTTACAAAAAGGGATAACGATTGTTGGCCGCGGGTCCGGGCCCGTACAATTCCGCCCCTTCCCTGCCACTGCTGCCACAGGATCTGCCATGCGCGTCAGCCGTCTGCTGCTTGCCACCCTGCGCGAAACCCCCGCCGATGCGGAAGTCATCTCCCACCAGCTCATGCTGCGCGCCGGCATGATCCGCAAGGTCGCCACCGGCCTCTACAACTGGCTGCCGCTGGGCCGGCGCGTGCTGCACAAGGTGGAACGCATCATCCGCGAGGAAATGGACCGCGCCGGCGCGCTGGAAGTGCTGATGCCGGTGACCCAGCCCGCCGAACTCTGGGAGGAATCCGGCCGCTACGTGCAGTACGGTCCCGAGCTGCTGCGCTTCAAGGACCGCCACGACCGCTCCTTCGTGCTCGGCCCCACGCACGAGGAAGTCATCACCGATCTCGCCCGCAATGAACTGCAGAGCTACAAGCAACTGCCGGTGAACTTCTACCAGGTGCAGACCAAGTTCCGCGACGAGATCCGCCCGCGCTTCGGCGTCATGCGCTCGCGCGAGTTCATCATGAAGGATGCCTACTCCTTCCACACCGACCAGGCTTCCCTGCAGGAAACCTACGACGCGATGTACGCCGCCTACTGCCGCATCTTCACCCGCCTCGGCCTCGACTTCCGCCCCGTGCAGGCCGACACCGGCTCCATCGGCGGCACCGGCTCGCACGAATTCCATGTGCTGGCACAGAGCGGCGAGGACGACATCGCCTTCTCCGACAGCAGCGATTACGCCGCCAACGTGGAAATGGCCGAAGCGCTCGCCCCGACCGCGCCGCGTGGCGCCGCCAGCGAGACGATGCGCGAAGTCAGCACGCCGACGCAGACTGCCTGCGCCGACGTCGCCGCCCTGCTCGGTATTCCCGTCACGCGCATGGTCAAGGCCGTGGCGCTGGTGTCCGAAACCCAGGCCGATGCAAAGTCGCCCAAAGTTCAGCACTTCACCCTCTGCCTGCTGCGCGGCGACCACGACCTGAACGAAGTGAAGGCCGGCAAGATCGAGGGACTGAAGGACTTCCGTCTGGCCTCCGAAGCCGAGATCGTCGACGCCCTGGGCTGCAAGCCCGGCTTCATCGGCCCGGTGAAGGTGAGCGACAAGGTGCGCGTCATCGCCGACCGCACCGTGGCCGCGATGAGCGATTTCGTCTGCGGCGCCAACCGTGAGGGCTTCCACCTGGCCGGCGTGAACTTCGGCCGCGATCTGCCGGAGCCGTCGCTCGTCACCGATATCCGCAATGTCGTGGACGGCGATCCGTCTCCCGATGGCAAGGGCAAGCTGCTGATCAAGCGCGGCATCGAAGTCGGCCACATCTTCCAGCTCGGCAAGAAATACTCGGAAGCGCTCAAGCTGTCCGTGCTGGGCGAGGACGGCAAGCCCTTCGTCGTGACCATGGGCTGCTACGGCATTGGCGTCACCCGCGTGGTGGCCGCCGCTATCGAGCAGAACTGGGACGACAAGGGCATCCTCTGGCCGGACGCCATCGCGCCCTTCCAGGTCGCGCTGATTCCCATGAACTGGGGCAAGTCGGTGCGCATCCAGGAAGAGAGCACGAAGCTGTATGAAGAGCTGACCGCCGCCGGCTACGAGGTCTATTTCGATGACCGCAACGAGCGTCCCGGCGTGAAGTTCTCGGATGCCGAACTGATCGGCATCCCGCACCGCATCGTGGTCGGCGAGAAAGGTCTGGATGCCGGCACGCTGGAGTACAAGGGGCGTCGCGACACCGAGTCGCGCGATATCCAGCGTGGCGAGCTGATGGACTTTTTGGCAAGCGCAGTAAAACGCTGAGGCCTCTCTCCCCCGAGGCGGTTTCATCTGCGAGAAAAAGCCCGCCAACCGGCGGGCTTTTGCATTAGGTGCCGGCCGGGCAGGTTCGCGGCCCGGCATCCCTGACGGCGTGTTTCCGAAGAGAAGTTAGAGGTCCGGCAGGAGCAGAGACCCGAGAAACAAAAAACGCGCCTGTCGGCGCGTTTTTTGTGATCACGGCGTTGATGCCGTGGAGGATTTGGTGGGCGGTACTGGGATTGAACCAGTGACCGAAAGGCTGTAAGCCTTGCTGCGCCTGTGTTTGACTGCCTATGCTGTCTAACATATGGCAATCTGTCTAATTGAGGCGCATAAAAAAGCCCGGCGAACCGGGCTGTAAAGATCGTCGTAGCGGCGCGGATGATGCTGGCGGCGGCTGGGACTGTCTCTCACAAATCCGGCTGATCCTCGAACTCGTCCCCGCCGTCGATATCATCGTCGCAGCCGAATGCGCCGAAGATAGCCAGCAGCAGAACGCCCAGCAGTACGACCGCGCCCAGCACAAAACCGCCGATGAATGCGAACATGATCAGACCTCCACTAGGACACATTCCGCGCCGCGCCGAAGGGTGAGCCCGCGCATCTCCCGGCCGCCGGCCTTGTTCCAGCGCATGATTTGGGGCGGCACCTCGTTCCACTCCCCCGCGTTGACCTTGCGGCGCAGCGTGGAGGCGGACAGGTTGCCGGTGCCCAGGTTGAACGAGAAGTCACACAGGGCAGCCAACCGGTGCGGTGTGTCTACGTTGGGGCAAAGGCGGATGGTCTTTGGCAGGAAATGCCGGCGCAGATGGAACACCAGAAGATCCTCTGCGCGCTGCCGGGTGATGGGCGGATCGGTGAGCTGCACCTTGCGGCCGTTCTCGTAGAAGGTGGCGCCGTAGCCGATGGTGGGCACACCGGCCGGGCACAGGTAAGGACGCAGGTACAGGCCCTCAAAGCGCCGACAGAGCGATGCGGCGAGATGCAGCACCAGCTCGAGATTCATCACTTGCCCCGCTTCGCCAGCGCGCGGTCGGCCAGGAACAGGCCCAGGGCCGCGCCAAAGACCTCGTGATGCCATTCGGTGAGGCGGCCCAGCAGTGCGATCTCGATCAGCATGGCCACCACAGCAATAGTCGCCACGCCGGGGCGGATGGACTGGTTCCAGGCATCCACCCAAGCCACGCCGGTCTTTGTGGTGGTGGACTTGACCACAGTCACCCAAGCGTCGAGTTCGCCAGCCGCGGTGGCCGCCTCCTGCTGAACGTATATCTCCTTGATGCCGAGCTCGTGCTGCAGGCTCATCGCTTTCAGGTTGCGCTCGTGCGTGGCGGCATCGAGGCGGCCCTGCTGTTCCAGGCGCTCGAGCTCGTACTTATGCTCCTGGCGCGCTGTGAAGAAATGGGACACCTCGCCCCACACCATGCGGAAGGCAGAGCCTCCCAGGAATGACAGCAGTGCGCTCATAGCCCCTCCGTTACCAGAGCTTGAAGCCCTTGGTTGAAATGAATCCCCACACCAGAGCAGCCAGCATCAGCGCGCCGATGGCTTTAATGCTGAACCAGCCGAACTGAGTAGCCTTCTCATCGAGCCACTCCTTCAAGGCCTCCTTCAGCGCCTCTTTCATCTTGTCCTCGTCCACCATTGCCCCCGCCTTCTCTCGTTATGCGACGTAGCCCGTTGCTGCAGCAATCTGCTCCAGCGTCATACCCGGCGTGATGCCCTCCCGGCCGTCCACGTATTGCCGGATGACCCAGGCCTGTGCCGGGTTGGTGAAGGGGTCGTAGACCTGATCGCCGATGGTGAAAACGCCGCCCTGCTCGGTAACGGTGGCGCCGATGACATTCGCGAGGTGTTGGATGATGTGCATGATTAATTCCCGCAAACGTCGGTGTAGCCGCTGGTGATCGAGCCGGTCATGTCGGCGCGGCTGGTGATGAGTTCCACGATGCAGTCGCCACCATTGACCAGCCCGTAGTCGCGAACCTGCTCAACGGCCATCAGCTCAGCAGGGGTATAGGCGTTGTTGGTGAGCACGAGCGGTACGCCGTCCGCTTCCACGGCAAGCGCGCTGGCACCAGCGTCGAAGTAGCACGTTATGAGAACGCTGGTGCCAACCCCGGAGGCGCTGTAGCGAGACACATTGGCCGTGAAGACCGTGAGGCTGCGAGTCCCGTCGTTGAGCGTGCGCAGATGGATGCCCAGGCGCTGCGCGAACCCGGAAGTCAAAAACTCGACATACGACCAGGCGGCATCGGCCGCAGCACCACCGGACAGCGCCGGGACAGTCAACCGGACTTGCACGACCTTCTTTCCGGTGTTCAGCGCCAGCTTGGCACCCGAGGCAATCCCTGTCGGCGCTGCGCCGTAAAGCTGCATGTCACCACCGTGGGCCACCAGCGTGCGCGTACCGATCTGCTCCGTGGCGTCCATCACGAGCTTGCCGGCGAAGCCCATGCCGGCGAGTTCGCCCGCGGTAGCGTTGAGGGCGTAGGAGCAGGTGACGGCGGGGGCGGACCCGCCACTCACGGCCGCCGGCCCGAATGCGCTTCTTCCCCTGCCGACACGAAGCATGATTAGAGCCCCACGCCCTGCGTCACATAAACATCAGATCCCGCCACGCCGTTGATAGCGACGTGCGTATCGCCTTGGTCGAGCGAATAGGTCTCTACACTGTTGGCCAGTTGCGGCATATCGACAGTCGTGGATGCCGTGATGGTCGAGTCGCCATTGCGCAGAAAGGCTGTTGCGGTACCGATATTGGAGACCTTGATAACGTCCCCACTGCGGGCCGGCTGCGGCAGTTCAATGCGCTGGCTGGCACCGCTCAGCGTTACCTTCTTGGTGTCGAGCTTGTAAGGCTTGAAACTGTTCATTTCATTTTCCTCAGCTGGCGTAGTCGCCGGTTGCAGTCACAAAAAAGCCGGTGTCAGGGTCTTCCCGCGTACCGGAGTCGTTTTCAAAATGGACCGTGAAAGTCGTCGTGGTCGTTGCCCCGATCTTCGGAGAACGAGAATTGACGCCCGCGTGATAAGGAATGACGTGGGGGCGCAACGTCGGATAGCCGCCGGAGGACGTGTAGGTGTCGGCCATCGTGACGGTATAATTGCCGGCCGCATTGCGGACTACGCTGCTGACGCCGTAACCGTTGGTGATAGTTGGGCTTGCCGGCACAGTGGTGTTAACGAGGCAGTCCGCGCTAAGGGTGCGCTTGCGGATCTCAGGATTCTCCAGCACCCACTTAGACAGTGCCCCGCTATAGCGGAAGCGGTAGTAGCCGGTCCCGGTGTCGCCATCGCGGCAGGCGGTATTGTCGGAGCGCACAACGGCCGTGTTGCCGTTGCCATCAACATTCAGCGTCATGGACGCGCTGTTGCCAGTCGGGCGATAGACGACCAGCGTCAAGCCGTCATACAGGCTCACTGCCTCGCGCGTAGTGACGACGGCGGCATTGGCCGTGCCGGTGTCGCGGAATACGCCAAGCCCCACGCCCAGAGCTTCGGCGCGAGCCTCCTGATAGGACGGCGGCGAGAAATCGGCGGCAGTCGCGCCAATCTCGATCTTGATGTCCGTCAGGTAGAAATCCTTGGTGACGAAGGCAGCGCCGGGCTGGCAGCGAATCACCAGCTCAATGCCGTTCGATACGTCGCCCATGGCGAGGCCGGCATACTGAATCGTGGCGTTCGTGCTGGAGGCGACATTGGTCGAGGTCGAGCCAACAAGGGTCGTGGCGCTGAAATCGTCTGCGGCATTGGCCTTGTAGACGGCAATGGTCGTTGTTGCCGTAAGGCCGGACTCCTGACGGATAGCCGCAGAGATGGAACATGTTTCATTGGCGAAGCGGCGAGCCTCGGCAGAAGCGACCCGGAAGCGCCATTCCACGATAGAGGACGAGTCCCCCGACACCCCGGCCATCTTGGCCTGCCGGGAGGTAGAGCCCAGCCCCGACAGCGTGCCGGATTGCATCGTGCCTGCCGTGACATTCGCCGCCACCCGACCGTCTATGCCCACGCACACATGGGGCTGAAAGGAGGTCGTCAGGGTGACGGAGTCGTCCGCCGTGATAACCTCAGTAGTCGGATTCTTGATCGGGTTGGCATTTGTGACGATGGTCTCAATGCTGTCGATTTGGGCCTGCAGTTCCGCCGCCAGGGTGACGAGCTGCTGGACATCGGCGAACTGGACATTGTCCTTGGTCCAGATTGTCACTTCGGACGAGTTCTTGAGGACCACCCGGTAGGTATCCTCGTAGGAGGCGAAGATATTCGGGCAGCGGCCAGCCGCATCAAGGGTGACACTGGTGGCGGGGACGGTCAGGGCGGCATCCGAATAGACAGCCTGCGGCGTGGTCGTGTCGGACTCGTAAAAATAGAGCTTGCCCCCCGCCAACGGGTTGCCGTTATCATCCAGGTATTGCGGCACCGGGTTACCGTATCTTCCTGCCATTACTGCTGCCTCACTATGAACCTGTCATATCGCGCCAAACACAACTTGGCTGTCTTTTCGGCTCGAGCCCTATCCCTGCTCATCATCCTTGTCGGGGCGTCCTTGATGGCCTGGGGCATTGATCGCTTTTTCCCCATCAAGTACTCACTGCCCGTTATCTTCTTTGCGCTCGTCCTCGTTGAAATTTATGAGCGAGACAACCTTTACCGCTCATTCCGTCGCCGCCTGATAAAGCGCGGGGAATAACGTCGCTGCCGGTGACGCAATTCGCCGACCGATAGCCGCCTTCTCCGCTTCTTTCCTTGCCGCTGCAGGCTCGCCCAGCAGTTCGATGCTGTTTGTTGCCGAACGCGCCGCCTTCTTCTGCATCTGCGACTTGATGCCATCAATCGTGCCGCGCACTGCCATTTCAGAGGGGCCACCCAAGAGCGGCAGACGACCGAGGGCCGACAGGATGCGCTCTGCCGTTCCGGAGGTCTGAGCAGCAGCAGGAACCTTGCTGGTGGCGTCGTAGGCAGCGCCCACGATCTTCTTGAGTTCGGCCGTGTGCTTCTTGCCCATCAGGGCGTCGACCTTCTGCCAGCCAGTCGCAAGATCGCCGCCGCCAAGCTTCTCAATGGCGCGGACCATGTTGTTGCCCGAAATCACACGCTCACCGGCCTCGTTCGTGGCTTGGCCGACAAAGGACTCATCAAGAAGATGCCGCACGAGGCCAGCGCGCATGTTGCGGACAGCCGTGGTGGCATCCCTGCGAACTGACTTATCGGAACGGAGCATCATTCGTGTCAGGCGGTCTACGTCATCAATGGATGCCTTGACGAAGGCGCGGTCGAAGATTTTCTCGGCCGCAATCATCGGGTCCGAGTCAGACGACATTTTGAGGATCTGCGAAACCGCTTTAGGGTCGTCAAACTCGCGTACATGCCGCTTCATGGAGTTGATAGCAGTGCGGTACTCGGGGCCCGTGTCGCCAACCGTGTCGAGGGCAGCAAGAATGCCCCTCTTCACATCACCGATATGAATCGCTGACGTGGTTCCGGGCTTGAAGCTCTGGTTTGCAGCCTGATAAAGCTGCATGAGCTGGTCGCCCATCATCTGGTTGCCGGTCGGCTCATAGAGGCCATCATTGTTTTTCTTGATGACCTTGAAGCGCTCCAGCGAGCTCACCATCTGCATGATGGGGCCGGCGTCGTTGTTGGCATTGATGGCGTCAATGTTCTTGTTGATCTGCTCCACGATGGGCGCGGGATCGATCATCACTTCTTTGCCAGTCGCGCGGGCCTTGTTGTAGGCCTGACCCACTTGCCGCCAACTGGCATCCTCGGCGCCCTGCAAGGCGCCACGCACGCTGTTGCCAACCTGATACGGGGTTGCCGCAGTCGGCTTCTGGTCGGCCGCAGCTTTCTCCAAGTTTTTTGTGATGGCGCTGTTGTTGGCAATCTCCTGCTCGCGCAACGCCTGTCCTGCGGGCATACGGGACAACATGCTTTCCGCCTGCTGTTGCTGGAAATCTCGAGTAACGGCGCCCTTGGTCAGCTTCACAGGAATGGCGAGGGATTCGGCGTTAGCGATGCGCTGGATTGCCTGCGGGCTAAGGTCGGTGGCACCACTTTCCAAATATTCGACAAGCCGCTGCTGCACTTCGCGAGACATATTGCCCGGGTCAATGCCAGCCTGCTTGAGCGATACCTGAAGGGTCGCGCCGAGGGTCTGCGCCTCTTCAGGAGCCATGCGCCGAGTAACGCTGTTGATGACACTGGAAACGCCTTGCGCGAGGCTGCGCAGAGCAGGCGGCAGCGTTGCGGAAGTCAGCGCGCCGACGCCAGCGCCCATGCTGGTCTGCTCGCCCGTGCCGATGTCAGGGTTCGCCGTAGAGGTCACGGCCGCACCAGTGGCACCCTGCGCTGCGCCGTCGATAGCCCGGCCTCTCCAGCCTTTAGTTGCCTGCTGCGCCGCAGCCGGAGAAATTTTTGACAGGCCGCCCGCCAAGGCCTCGGCTGCACGCACTTCAGCAACTGGAAGGGTGGCCGCGATCTGGCCCGCCACACGACCAGCCGTCGCCAGGCCGCTGCCCTGCGTGGCCTCGTCATAGGCAGCGCGCTGGTTTTCAATGGCGGGCTGTGTGCTGCGCTGAATGCCAAGCGGAAGCTCGCCCTCGTCCAACGATGTGTAGGGGTCGATGCCAACAGCCTGGAAGCCCTTGTCTATCAGGCGTGCGCCGCTCTCAATCACACCCGCCCCCCAATTAGCGACGTCGCTGACGCCTTGAGCCAAGCCGAGAACAGGCTGCGCAACTTTTGGAGCCGGCTTTCCGCGCAAACGTTTGAGCCCGAGAGAGCCGTCTTGCCCCTTGACGATGTACAGCGTGCCGCCATCTGCTGCAGGCAGCACATAGGCGCCCTTCGTGCCGGCTTTCGGATCAAAAGTGCCGCGCAGGCGCTGGCCGCCAACTTCGACATCCCATGTTTTCGGGAGCTGCTTGGGATCAGAGTCGGCCATGCGGACCGATACCGGCTGCGGCGCCTCGTCCTCAAAGACAAAGCCCCCGCTCGGCTGCTCCTCGTCCTCGAATACAAAGGCCATTACTTGACCCTCATCCACTGGCTGCCGTTGCTCTGGTAGCGAATGCCGGTCTTGGTGTCGCGAATAATGCGGCCCTTGTGCTGCGCCGGATTAGGGAGCGTTGGCATGGGCGCAGATGGCGTGCGACTAGTCGGCGCGGACTGCGTAGCCCCGCCATAGCCCTTAATGGCGTTCTTGAATCCGCCTTCCGCTGCGGCGATGCGGCCCTCAAGCAAGCTCTTGTAGGCGTTGAGCGCAGCCTTGTACCGCTGCGGGCTGCCCTTCTTAGGGTCGGAAATGATTTCCCGAATCATGTCCCATTCGGAGTTTGACACGCCGCCCATTGCGGACGGCTTGGCTTGCGGAAGCAGGTTCGCGGCCAAGGTGTGAATGCTGCCCGTGTTGGCGTAGCGAGGATCATCAGCGCCAATGCCAAACGCATCTGCAAGCACCATGCGCGTGCGGTCGTCCAGCGTGCCTGAGTAATAGCCCTGATCCGCGAGCACCATAATCCGGTCAATGGCGGCAATCTGGCTGCCGGCATTCGTGGCATCAGCCTCCTTGCCCGCTTGTTGCTTGCCGCGCTCTGCGCCTCTGGCGCCTGCCTCTCTAACCCTCTCCTCCTGCCCGGCCTGTGCGTTGTCATCCATCTGCCACTGCTGGTAATCGGTCGGAATGACATCGAATTCGCGCACGGGCTCGCCGGTATACGAGTTTGCCCATACCTTCTTGCCATCCAAATCCATGAGCTTCAGCTCGCTCATAGGGTCGCCATCCAGCGGGATTAGCTTGCTCCCGCCTGCGCTACTGGTGACATGCTTATAGGCCTTGCCATCAGACCCTTTGACGAGCTTGTAATTTCCGTACCACTTCTCGGCAGCACCACCAGAGGCGCGATTGCCCAGAGATTCGCGGTAGTCATCGCTGACGAGCGCAGAGGCGCCCTCCAAATCCGCAATGCTGTACAGCCGATTAATCGCACCTTGACGATCGAACTGCGCGGGCTTTGCCTCCTGCGCCTGTATCAGCTGCTTCTGCTTAAGCTCAATCGGAGTCAAGGAGTCGATACTGGCTCGCAGCTTTTCCGCCACGCCCTGAGGCTCTACGCCGAAAAGTCCCGGGACAGCTTCCTGCGCGGGCGTGAAGGATTCCTTCAGCACTTGCTGCCGCTGCTGCATCAGCTGCTTCTGCCGCTCAAGCTCCTGCAGTTCGGCCTGCTTCTTCTGAAAGCCGTAGAGCCGGTCCATCGGGGAGCCGTTGTTAGCAGGGACGTAAACACCGCCTTGGAATGGCATGACTCAGGCTCCGAAGAACATCATGGCGGCTTTGCCGAGATCGAATCCGCCAGAGCCGCCTGCGCCGCCTGCCCCAGGATCCATGCCACCCATAATCGCGGCAGCCCCCTGATCAGCCATTGAGCCAACCGCGTTCCACTTCGACATTTCTGCATTGGCTTGGTTCGTGCCAATGCCGCTGTAAATGTTGCTCATGTTGCTGTAGCTGTTGCCCATGCCGTTGGAGATGTTGCCGTAGCCGTTGGCATAGTTCTGGCCAAGATTCGCCGTCGCCCCTGCTGCGCTCTGCCCCGCCTGCTGGAAGCCGAAAAGACGGTTGACGTAGTTGCCGAATTCCTGCGATGCCGTGTTCTGGTTGTAGTCCGACAGCGCCTTGCCCGTGGAGCCGGAGAAGAGGCCGCCACGCGCCGCTGCTTGACCCTGAAGGGCGTCACTTCCCTGCTGCAGGCGGAACTGGTAATCCGGCGACTCCATGAAGGCCGACATATCTGCCGTGCCGTCATCGAAGCCGTACAGGCGCGAGAGCGTGCTGTTTGCACCCTTGCCGAACTTTCGATACGGCTTGAGCTGCTTATTCCCGAACTTGAACATCTCCCCCTGCAGGGCCAATGCCTCGCGCTGCTGCTGAAGCGCAGCCTGCTGCTGCTGCATCGCCTGCTGGCTCGCCGCATACTGCTTGTCTTCCGCGTTTTCTGCGCCGATCATGCCGGCGGCATCGCCCAAAATACTCATTTCGCCACCCATCCGGTATTCGTGCCGTTGCCAGACTCTTTGACGTACAGGGTCGTTCCCGCGCCGCCGCTGCGATTCGTGTAGAGGTCGCCAACATCACCTGTCACCGCGCCTTCAGGACTGCCCGTGCCGGTGTAGGAGTTGGGCGAGCGCGCAATGATTTCCTGCAGAAGCAGAATCAGCGGCTTCGGCAAATCAAGACGGGGGAAGACGACCTTAAGCACGGAGCGCCTCCACTTCGGCTTCTGCGCTGATGATGGCGCGCCGTACCGGGGCTGAAATCCGCAGGCGCACAACGCGCTGATAGAAGCGGCCCAGGCGATTCCATTTCACGCGCTTGCGGTACTGCCCAATCGCGCCCAACGAGCCTTCGCGGTCGTTGCTGTAGGTCCGACCGCCGTCGTCGCTGTAACTCATAAGAATCATGGGGTCGTCGCCGTTCTCGAGACCAACGCCCGTCTCCGCAATCACCTGCAGACAAGACATCAAGACGGGCTTCGCATTCGCGCTGTAAACCATGCTGATGCGCGTGGAGATAATGGGCTCGCCGAACTCGGTGTAGGTGTCGAGATCGAGATAGCCCACCCTTCCGGAGAAGGAATCGAAGACATACAGTCGACCGAAAGCCTCAACGATGTGCGAAGGCCGCCAGTAGCCGTCCTGCTGATTGATGCGGCTGGAGCGCTCATGCCACTGGCCAATCGTGGAGTCGTAAACGAAGGTGAGGTCGGCAGCGGGCAGCGTCAGCACGAAGAAGTTATGGCCTTCCTGCGAGTAGGTCAGCGCATACGCGCCTGTCTTGTCGGATTCGTTCAGCTGCGTCTCTATGGCGTGCGTAGAGATGCGTTGCGGCTGGTAGCCCTGCGCGGCATAGACAACGCCATCATTGCCCAGCCAGAAGACGGTATTGGCCATGCGGGCACACACATCACGGGAATAGATTCCCTTCTGCAGAATGGCGCCGTTGATGCGCTGGAAGGGGTTCGCGGGGTCGCCCGTGTTGCTGTGGACTTCGGCATTGAACTCGCCGAACAGCCAGACCTCCCCGTTATCGGCGAGATTGCCGACAATCAGATCCGGATTGGCTTCGGCCGAGTTGACGTTGAGCGCGTCATAGGTCGCGCCATCAGCAAGCGCCGACCAGAAATACTGCTGCGACGACTGCTTGACGTGCACAAAGCGCTGATTGATGAAAGCGACGCCCTGGCTTGGCTGGAAGCCCGCAGAGGTGATTTGTACGAGCCCGCCGGACAGGCTGTAGATGAAGCTACCCGCATCACGCGACACGATACAGACGTCGAAGCCGTTGCCCGCCATCGATAGACGATCCGTGCCGCCAATCGTGCCGAGACTGGTATAGGTGCCATTCGCGATGATGCTATAGAGCGTCGTGCCGATAACGGCATAAATGCGGCCGTCCATGTACAGCGCGCCACGGCAGCCGCTTGAGCCGCCGATATCCACCCATTGCACAGTGCCCGGCGTCCCGAACATCACGAGAGCATCCCGCGCCTCCGCTTCTGCCCGCTCGGGATAGAGATTGATCGTGCGCTGACACGAGAACGGCAGCGAGCGTGACTGATAGGAGGGGCCGACGAGAGAGAGCTTCATGACGAAAGTCCCCGCAGCCACCAGTGCAGATCATTGCGCTTGCGTGGCAGGTCAAACTGCGCTGGCGAGAGCGACTGCGACAGGTTCATCGCCTTCATCGTGGCGACGGCCTCGACGTACTTAGCCTGCAGTTCTTCGTTCCACAGCCCCGAGCCGAATTCGCTGCACACATCGCGGGCCAGCGAATAGCGCAGCGCCTGCTGATACTCAGCGGGGTAGACAATGGTCGTGCTCAGGGAAAGCTCGGAGAACGGCACAAGGGCCATCAGGCGAAGCGTCTGCGCTGTCGATGGCACGGGCCAGAGCCGTACCTTGGAGCCGCGCACGTAGTTGATAATCAGCGGCGTGCCTTGGTCCGACTTGTCGGAAATGTCCTGATACTGCTGCTCGGTGTAGATCGTCAGCGGCAGGTCAGTCCCGTTATCACGGACATACGCCTCTTCGATTCGCGTGATGTCGTAGGCGATGTTGTTGCCCGTGCCGACCGTGTACTCGCCATCGCCCGCGGTGAGCGCGTGGCTGATCTCCGTAACCTGATAGATCGTGTTCGGCTGAGCCGCCCACATCCCCAGCAGGGAGTTGAGAGCAAACAGCGTCGTCTGCGCATCAGAGGCAGAAGGCGTCTCGTCCGCGTCAATGACGCGAATGGTCCGCAATGCCGATTTAATGATGTCCAGCGCCGTCGCCATCGCACGCCCCTACTGCAAAAAGGGTGGGCCATCCGTGGCCCGAGGGAGTGATCCGATTAGCCGATTACGCGGCAGGCCCATTCCTTGCGGGCGGTCTGCCAGCCGAACAGCACATCCAGACGGGTCGGCAGCTTGTCGTTGTTCACGTCATAGGCGCGCACCATGCGGATGCTGAGGCCGTTGTAGGACTTGCGGGCGGCCTTATCGACGCCATCGGGCAGGTACAGCTGCGCCATCGCGAAGGCGAACGCATCGGGATGGAACAGCAGTGACGTGCTGTAGGCGGTGGAGGCCGTACCGGTGATGGTCAGCGCGGCATTGTCAGCAGGAGCAGCATTGACGTTCTTGAACTTGCCGGTGGTCACGATGGAGGGGCTGATGCTGATGGTCATGTTGCCAGCAACATCAGACGCACCAACCGCCGTCGCCGTGAACTGGCGCAGGCGGCCCGTGCTCTGGCCGGTGATGGGGTTCACGGCATACACATTGGCAATGGTGAATACATCACCCACTGCCAGGCGATTGGCCACGGCCGCAGTCCAGCCATCGGTGATCAGCGATGCGCCAGTCTGCGCCGCACCATTCACCAGCGGCGTGCCACCGAGGGCGCCGACCGTGTGGGACGGAGTGTTCTGGCTCATGAAGTGGTCGAAGCCGAGCGCGCCCATGCCCATCAGGCCCTTCTCGTACTGGTCGCCGATCTTGCCGGTCGAGTTGAACAGCGTGGACAGGCCGCCCACGAGGGAGGCGTTGTGCGCCGGGGACCAGATGGCATTGCGCTGACCGTCACGCGGGCAGGCCTCGTCATCCAGAACGCGGCCGCCGTCCAGAACGAAAGTCGCCGCATTGGGCGCAGTGCCTGCGGTGCCGACCTGATTGGCGATATCGTCGTACAGGGCGAGGCCCTGGCGGTCGATTTCGTTGGCGATGGTGACGATGCGCGGCTTCAGGATGCGCTCGCTGAACTTGGCGATGTCCAGCGTCAGCTCCTTGGTGGTGAAGTTGCAGTCAGCACCGCCCTGGCTCAGGGTGACGGTGACGCTGTCTTCGGTGACGTCGTCAGCAGAGAACGTCGCACCAGAGCGATAGGTGCCGCGATCCGGGAGCCGGATTTTGACGGAGTCGCCGTTCTGGTGATCTTCGTTGGCGAACATGTCGTCAACGGGGCGATGCACCTTCTTGGCAAAAACGATTTCGTTTTCGAGGACCGCAAGGGCCTCATTGGTGATGTCGTCGTTAGTAAGCAGCGTATTGGCCATTTGATCTCACCTATTTGAGATTCTTGGCCCTCCACTTCCTGTATTCCGCAGGGTCAGTGGGGGCCTTGTCAGAGGTCACGCGGCCACCATTGCCCTTCGCCGTATTTGGCGGAGGAGGCGCCGCAGTCAGCTTCTTGGACTCGAATAACGCTTCGAGCCTGCCGATCTCGCGGGCCTGATTGAGAGGGGAAAGCTGCTTCAGCTTGGCAACTTCAGACGGGTTTTTGCCCAGGTAGTAAAGAACGTCCGCTGCCTTCTCGGATTCCAGTGCAACGTCAAGGGCTCCTCGGATTTCGTCAGGATTTGCGACAGCCTCAATGGCCTGCAACGTCGTGTCGAAGTCCTTGTAAGACTCGGCACCAGTGGTCATGACAGACTCAACCCGGGCCGCCTTGCGCGACTGTTCTTCGATCTGCTTGGCTTTCTTAGCCTCGTCGGCTGACTTCTTTGTTTGCGTCTGAAGTTTCTGATCCACCAGCCAGTCAGCGCGGGCGTCCAGATACAGTTCATAGCTCTCAAAGTCTTCCGCCTTCGGGGCTCCACCTTTGCCGGCACGCGCTTCCTCAAGCTGTCGCTCAAGATCCGCTCTCGCCTCCGCCTCTGCCTTCGCTCTGCGCTCCGCCTCACGGGCCTTAAACGCGAACTCGGCAAGACGCTTATCCCGGTCCGACTTCTCCTTTCCGGATTGGTCGATTTCGGTCTTTTGCGTCTCGTCTGTCGTGGCCGTCACGACCTCTTTGACATCGGCAACAGCGCCACTGGCGCCTTCAGGTGCAGCCCCTACTTCGGGTGCGCCCTGAGCTACTTCACTGCTGCTCATGGCTACTCCATGGGAACAATCGGATATCAGCTATCCGTGGGCTTTGCACGATTTATAATCAGTTTCACTGATAAGTCAATACTATTGACCTACAGAAAGCTGATTGTTTTAGGCTATTCCGCCATCCTGCGGCGCAGGTGGCAGTTCGGCAGGGATTTCTGGCTCGGCAACGGGCATTTCAGGCGCCATTTCCGTAGCAAATTCATCGCCCGGCAGCGCGGCATCCGCCAGCTCCTCGTCGAGGGCCTGGGTTGCCTCCAGCTGCATATCGGCAATCAGTGTTTTGACGATCTCCGCGACACGACCATCCGTCATGGCCGCTTCCTGCAGTGACTTCAGACGCTCGTTCTCGGCCTTGTCTTCCTCGATCTTGAGCTTGCGGGCGTCCAGGCCGAGCTTTGCCCACTCCAGGCGCTTGTCTTCCTTGAGCTGGTCAATCTGCTTCTGAAAGCCCTGAGCCTGCGCGGCCATAGCCTGCTGCGCCTGCTGGGCCACCTGCTGCACCATGGCCTGCGGGTTGCCTTGGTTCGGGACGAGGGACTTCAGCTCTTCGGCAAGCTCTTCGGCGCCCTCCCAATCCTGCAGCTTGGCAAGACGCGGCCCCACGAACGGAGCGGCCGGCTGGTAGGCCTGCATGAACTCGAGCATCGCCTGCGAGACTTCCATGCGCTTGGTGGCAAAGCTCGGACCCGTGGTCACTTCCACGTCGTACTTGCCGAGCGTCACGTCGTTCAGCACCTGCATCACGCCGCCTTCGATGGGCACGCGCTTGTTGATGAACTCCAGCGAATACTGGCCGTCCTCGCCCAGCACGCGCACAAGGCGCTCGGTGTCGTAAATCTTGGGGATCAGATCCAGGATGACGCGACCGCACTGCGCTTTCGCTCGAGCAAGGTTGTCGGAGTAGTTGAAGGTGGCCGTATCGCCCTGCTTCTGCAGCGCCAGAATGGCCCGGCCCGACTGCGACCCTTCGTTTTGCCCGAGATAGGGGTCGCGGATGCCGATGGATTCCTTGATGTCCATCTCGGCCTGCTGGTTGGCCATGATAATGGGCGTTACGTCGGCATCGGCACTGACGCGCTGCGGCGCTCCGGGGAACTGAGCATCGGGGTTGAAGGGCACAAACGGATACGCCCGAACATTGAGGTGGTTGTAGATGGGCTCAAAGCCCTCGATCATCTTGGGCGTTACGAAGAGCGGAGCCTTCGGCGCGAGCGCGATCTTCTCGGCCATCGCCGTGCGCCAGTAGTTGAACATCTTCTGCGGATCGCGAGCGAAGCGCACGAGGCCGAAGATATGCACCTTGCCGGCCACGTTCAGGCGCTTGCCGTACACCGGGAAAATGGGGATGAAGCGCGAGGGGAACTCAGTTTCCGACAGCACGCGGTCGCCGCAGAGCATGTACATCGTGACCTTGTGCACGTAACCGTCACGCTCACGCTCGATGGTGGCTCCCGGAGGCGTTTCGTCGCCCTCAAAGCGCGTCACACCATCCGACCAGAGCTGAAGCTTTACCTTCTCGCGCTCGCGTTCCCAATACTCGCGCTTGTAGATGTAGTCATCGTCATGCCATGCCTCGGCATAGCTGTCGGGCACCGCATCGCTGTTGTACTTGCCGTGCTCTTCCTCGAACTCGTCACGCGGCTCCTTGTCTTCCACGAACGCCCAATTGGCGTCCGAGCCGTCAGGCATGGAGGAATCGCAGTCCAGCTTGACCGCCAGGAAGTTTTCGAAGGTGCGGATGCGGATGTCCTGCTCGAAGGTGTCTTCGTCGGCGTAGCAGGTAATGACGCCGAAATAGCCCACGCCGCCCGCAACGCCGCCCTCATAGGCAGTTTCATAGGCGATGTCGGCGCGAGAGTTGTACTCAATATTGCGGATCAGTCCCGTCTCGATGCGGGCCACTTCCTTGTCGGACTTGCCATCGACGCCGACAACCTTGATGGCCTGCTTGGCCTGGCGCTGCTCATTGACGACCTGATTGATGTACTGCGCGAGCTTGTTGACGGTGAGGCAGGGGCGGCCTTCGCGATCCCCCTTCATTCCTTCGTCCCACTGCTGGCCGAGTAGGGCGAACTTATGGTCCTCCAGCGCCGCCTTGGCGTTCTCGCCCATCACCTCATCCCATCGCTTGAGGCGCTTCATGGCACGCTCAAGGACGGCTGTGTGCTTGGCAGACTGCTTGGAAACAGGCTTCTCGCTGACTTCTTCCATTGCCCTAACTACCCAATACAGGACTATGGTTAAGAAATGTACAATAGTCTAAGGCTATTAACCAGCCCAGCGGGGGATGCTGATGTTTATGGCCGGAGCTTGGTTTCCGAGCTGGTCCGCAACGAGGCAGAGGTAGCGAAAGGCATCGGCGGCGTGGCTGTACTCGTCGTGCAGGGGATTGCCGGGCTCGTTGGTCTTGGGGCTGATGTTGCGACGGTAGCGCTTTAGGCACTCAATCAGGCGCCTGACACCCTCCGACTCTGTGTTGAACCAGATGCGCGGGAAGACAAGGCGAGCCGTTCGGATTCCCGCCTCTACCTCGATATTCCCAACTCTCTCCACCTTGCGCCCCAAGGCTTCCAGCACCTCATTATCGCTCTTGCCGGTCTGGTGGCGCTTGGCAAAGCCATCGTGCGGCAGCCAGTCCTTGCCCCAATTCAGGTTACGACTGGCGAGCTGCTGCACGTAGTCCGGCAGCGGCCGGTGGCTGTCCTCGATGTAATCAATGATGCGGATCTCAGAGGCTGCGCGCTGGGCAATGATGATGGCCATGGCGTCATTCCACCCCAAATCCCATATGGCGTGAGCCTTCAGGATCGGGTCATACGGAACACGGCCAAAGCGGCCGGAAGCCTCAGCCTGAGCCACCTCGTTGAAGTAAATGGCGCCCTCCACAGCGGGCTTGCAGCGGCCTTCCCATATGTGGGCGTATTCCTCGGGGATCAGCGTCTCTTTGGCGTGCTGCCGCTCCAGCTCAAGCACCTGCGGGAACCACGGATTGTCGTGGTAGTTCATCTCGATGCTGAGCGTGCCAGGGGGCGGATTAATCACCGCCATCTGGTGAATCTCGTCCGTCTCCAGCTCGGGGTTGTAGGTCGCCCATATCTCGGAGCCTTCAGCGCGAATCGTCGGGATGAGAATGCGCAGAGAGCGCTTGGTGATGGTCTGCGCCTCCTCAATCCAGACACGAGTGCAGCCCTCGAAGGACTTGATCGTGTCGGCCGTCATATCGGACAGGCCATTGAAGTAGATGCGTGTCCCGTTCAGTCCCCGGATCTCGGTCTGCAGGATTTCGTAGAAGCTTTCCAGTCCCAGCGCCTGTATCTGGTCGCTCAAGAGCTGGTGAACGGATTGCTTGATGGACTTCTGGACTTCGCGGGTACAAAGGATGCGCTGCGGGGACTGAGCGCCTTGTATCAGCAGCGCACGGGCCACGCCCCAAGACTTGCCAGAGCCGCGGCCGCCGCGGATGAACTTGTAGCGAGATGGCTGGAACAGCGCCCGCAGCTTGGCCGGAAACTCAGCCTGCGTCGGCATCGCGGAATGACACTTCAATGGACTGGCGGACCGGGCCACCTTCAGCATCGCCGCTGACAATGATCTGCTGCGCAGTCTTGCCATCCAGCCTATCGCCAAGCTCCTTGATGGCCGCCAAGTCCCCCTCGGCAGCTTTCTGGATGAGCTTGTCCGCTATCTCGCGCAGCTTCTCCGGGTCGCCCTGCGCTATAGCGCGCTGAATTGTATTGCGCCATAAGCGATTGTCTTTGCTGGAATTGGTATTACCTTCAGGGGCGCCAGCCTTGCCATCAGCCATTGCTAACCTCTTGTGCAATAAACGCCTTAAGCATCCTTAGCGCACCCAGCGGCGCGTAGTGGACACCCCTCGTTTTGTCGTAATAACTTCCGGCCTGTAGGAAATTGAGCAGCCCATGAATCGGAGGTATGGGCCACCGCAGCCCAGCCCCATCCTCAATGTCCTCGTACATGAACCAAGCATCCCGTTCGATGTGGTAGACGATTGGAAAGCCAGGACCTTGGATAGCCATTACGACATCCCCCACGCCTTACGATTCTCGGTCGGCCCTATCTGGGCATCGTCCGGCAGGATGGCCATGATGTCGGCCTCACGCATGATGAGGTAATCCTTACCCTCAACCTTCTCATCCATCCCGGCGCGAAAGCTGAACAGCACGCGGTCGCCGGGCTGCACATCTGGTGTGTCCCGGTATTCCTTGCCGTCCTGCCCCCTGCGGAGCTTGCCGGGCCCAACATGGGTCACGCGCCCTACGTGCTGCTTGTGGTTAGCCAGGATCAGGCCGCCAGCGGTCGTCCCCTCTTCGGCTTCCACGAATACGATGTCATCAATTGGCCTGATCATTACTGCTCCATATGATCTATTAAATTTATATCACTTGGTCAATTAATAGGCAAAGGCAATGGCCTAAACCTCCTGAATCTCCACCCCATGCAGGTACTTCATCAGGTGGCGCTTGAGCATGTAGAGCGGAGTGCGCATGCCCTTTACGTCCTCCACGATCACCTTGCCCCGGTCGTCCTGGTACACGAAGTCGGCGATGTAGGCCTTCTCCGGCACATGGCGGCCACAGATGCGGGTCTTGGGCAGGAGGACGTACTTCACCTGCAGGCGGAGGTTCTGGATAAGCCCGGCCTTCTGCATCAGCTTGAGATCCTGATAGCGCCCGGCCTCCTTCTTTGAGTCGAAGGTGATGCCGTCCACTTCGGTCTTCTTGGCGTGGTATTTGGTCATCCCAGCAATCCCCGAACCTGCTCGAGCAATTCCGCCTCGGTCCCGAACTTGGCTTCCCACGTCCGTTGCCCGGCGTGCAGAGCAACACCTACGCCTCCAGTGCGGTGATGGCCGGGGCATAGCGGAATCACATCGAAGTTACTGGCGCGCTGCGACAGGCCGGCCAGCGAACGCGGGTGATGCAGCTCGGCCGGCGATTGTCCAAGGTCCAGATTGCGGCAGACGATGCAGCCCAGGCGGGCTACGGTGTCCATGTGGCGAAGTTCGGCTTTAGTGGTCACGCCGCCCTCCGCTCATCGCCACGCACCGGGTCCGGCACGTAAATGCCTATCTCGGCCGAACGGCGCTGAATCATGTTGTAGAAGTCGCAGAACTGGTCCCACGGGATCACATCCCGCTTGCCGTTCTCGTCTCGAGTTGTGGTGCGCCGTGGCTTCACCTTCTTCTTGCCCATCACCAGCGTCTCGCGCCAGCCGAAATATTCCCCGCAAAAATAGGTATGGACGTCTTCCGGGTCGTTGCCGCTCTCTCGCTCGATAGCCGGGTAGGCCACGCCCCATAGCGCGTTGTTCTGCGCCTCGGTGCGGTCCTTCTTGTGCTTCTCGATCTTCACGGACCACTCCGTGTCCAGCGACAGGTCGCCAAGGAACTTGGTCAGGCTGGCGAGGATGCCTAGCCGTGCCGTACCCTTGCGAAGGATGAACTCGCTCATGCCATGCCTCCCGGCCAATCGTCATCGCGACCAGCACCCTTGCTACCGCCATGAACTACCGCCCACACAGCAAGGGCAATTACGGCCCACACCAGAATCCACGGCAGCCATACGGGGATGTTCATGCCGCTCTCCTCGCTTCAAATTCCGTCATCCGCTCACGCAGCCGATTCGCTACGGGCGTAGACAGGATTTCATCAACGCTCCGCACGCCGAATTTCCAGAAGCCCAGCGAGCCCAAGTAATTCGCACACACGACACAGCCGCGCCGCACCGTCTCGTGATGCACGCCGAAGCGCCGCGCTATGGTTTTGTAGTCAGAGCCGGCCAGTAGGCGATCCAGAAACTGCAGGTAGGTTGGCAGACCAGTGGGCACGCCTTTGACGCAGCGAATCTTGGTGACGTTCATTGCTGTCTCCAGGGGCCGGGACCGGCCTTGTCGAGAACGGCGAGCTTGAAGGGGATAAACCCACCGAATCTGTCTTGGTCGATGCCAAGTTCTTTGCCCTTGTGCTCGATGCCGGAGGGTGTTTCCCACCAGTTGCCGGTGATTACGGGCGTGTGCACGACAGGGTGCGAGAAGCTTGGAGGCTCAGGAATCTTTGCCCAATTGGTGCGAATGGCGTTCTTAAACGCCTCGTCCCAATCGAGGTACTGGTAACCTCTGGCCTTGGCACTTCCAATGAAGTGCTCCAAGTGCTTCTCAAGGCTGTGGTGGTTGTTCTCCTTAGCCCACTTCCGAACTTGTTCTGAGATTCCAAAGTCCTCAGGAAGCAAAGTCTTTTTGGGCTTAGCCGCCGGCTTGCACAGCGGCTTATCGCCTACGGATACGTCTTCGACTACGGATACGACTAAGTGAGCATCTGCTGTCTTTTGCTTATCATCTGCTACGCATTCGATTGGCAGATTCGGGAATCTGCTTTTCTTTGCTCGCACCTGCTGGTTAAAGTCCAACAGCTCCAGGTAACGCTCCCCGTCCTCTGCCGGGTACACCCTTACAAGAGCCGCTTTTTCAGTCGCCTGAAGCCACTTCTCAATGTCCGAGTCGGAAACCTTACTAAGGTGTCTTGGATAACAGGCGGCACGAAGCAGGCCAGGATCGGCAAAGTACCGGCCGTAGTCGTCAACAACGGACATGAGGCGCCTGTAGAAGCACTCCTCTGCCCAGTTGAGCTTTGCGATGCGAGAGCTGGTCACAATGCCCTCGCGGAGGATGCGGTTAGGCATTTACGCGGCCTCCGCAATACGAGGCCGATTGGCTTCGTGCGCAGCTAATGAAAAGCCGCGTGGCGTTGTGCTGCGTTTGTTGGCGCGATCAGGACCCGGCGGACACTTATGAATCCTGTCGTCGGGCTGCCCAAGGCCCTCTGCCATGAATTTCTCAGGCATGACAAAGCCCCCCCCCGTCCAAAGACAGGTTTTCTTTGTGTAGTTGTCCGAGGGTTCGTAGCCAGTGAATTCGAAGGGATGCATGGTGTAGTCAGACTTTCGCCAGTAGGTGCTGATCGTGCTGACGGGGTTTTCAATAACGAAGGAGCATCCGGCTGCGCCGAAGAATTCGGCGGCAGTTGCGAACATTTCAATGGACCAAGCGAGCATTCGCAGCCCCTTTCCCTCAAACCAGCGCGCGCCACTGACGGCGAGGTGGTCGCAAGGGCAAAAGGCGGCGCCAAAAGCAAGTGGGCGTGCCGAGTAAGGCCATTCGCGCGGCAACTGGAAGCCGGGGCGAAGGTCTGCTTGCAGCGTCCAGATATTATTTCCGCGATAGTTCAGCCCTGGCGGGTGCTGGATATCAACCAGCAGGCAAGGGTGCCCTGCATTTGCCCACGGCTCAGCCATGATTCCCGTCAGGTCGAAAAGGAAAACGCAGGGGCCATGCATCACGCCGCCCTCCGCCATTCCATAACGCGGTGAGCGTGCGTCTTTGCTGCCTTGGCTTTCTTCACCTGGCCTGTGGGCTCGATAAGGCCGCGACGGGACGCAGCACCACAGAGCGCACCCCAAGCCTTGTGGGAGGCTGGCTGAGGCAGTCCGTTATGGGTGGCGTAGTCGCGGAAATCTTCGAAGAGGAAAGGGACGGCCTGCGTGATACCCAGGAACCGATTCAGATAATCAAGGGCGAGCGTCTGCCAGTCGTTGCCGGCGTGCTCTAGGGCAATCTGCTGCCCATGCTCTTTTAATTCATGTCCGTTCACGCGAACCCCCGATAACGAAGATCCGCATCCCTGCGTCTTAACCGGCTGACTCCCTGTCGGCCTTGTTGGAATTAGTTGGTATGCGATGGCCGGACTCTCACCGGCGGCTCGCGCAGTCCCGTCTCTGGGCCTTAACCTAGATCACCACAGGAGCCGTCCTATGCCTTCCGTAGGTTCGCTAGAGGTGGTTACCCATGTGCTCTAAACACCGCACCACATACCCAAGAGCTGCCGGTATTACGTGTCCTTTGGGGACTCCAGCAGCTCTTGCGGTATGTCCTCGTTAGAGGCGTCAGAGCTGGCCGCCGTCCGTGGCAGCCGTCGCATCACTTGCCCTCGGGGCGCTTGTCCAAGCCCTCGTCAGCGAGAATTTCCGCAACGTCGTCAATGTGTAGGCAGTCCACCATGCAGGCGTAATCGTTCGGCACTTGCACCGACGCAATGTTGCCGTTGCAGTAATCATTGCCGGGCGTGGCGCTGTGCAGCACACCGAAAGCGACAACCTTTCCGCCTTCCAGTTTCACAATCTTGTCGCCGTTCTTTGCCTCGCGGCCGTTTCTGTAATGCATTTCTCTTTCCTCGCTGTTGTTAACCCATCACCACAGTCATCACCGCCACCGTGCCGGCAATCGCCAGCAGGATGGCTAGTGAAATTTCTAGGACGTTGAATTCGCGGTCCATCACTTCGCAGCCTTCACCTCAGATTTCTCTTTCTTGCCGGGGCGCAGGCTGGGCAGAATCTCGATGCGATGAAGGCCGCAGTAGAATTCCCCCCCCCTCCCCCTTGCCGAATTTCGCTTTCTTCAGCGTCGAATCCGAGGTGTGAACACGGATTGGCGCGGTTGTCTTTCCGCCCGCGTCCAAAACCTTGGCAATCGCTTCGATGTCGCTTTTTATGGTTCCAGCCATTTCGTTACCCCCGATGGCCCACAATGAGGCCCTCTTTTTCTTTCCTTACGAAGGCTCTTTTGAGGGCCTCTTTCGTCCCACGATGCTCAGCACCGGGGCTTTGCGTTCTTGCTGCTTCACGATGTCCGCAAGGCGCATCGCAAGGCCCTCTTCCACTACACGCTCTGTCGCCTCGCTCAACGTGAGACCACGGCGTGTCGCTAATTCCTGTATCGCGCCAACTACATGCGGCGGGAGTTCATCAATATCGAATGCGGACACTTGACCCTCCTGAGGGCCTCTAGGCCGCGATATGTTTATCTCCGCGCAGGGTTTCGCACGCACCGTTCTCCACGGCCCACACGATCAGCTCGTGCAAGAAAGTCGCGTGCTGCTTGCCGGCCAATGTGGCCGAGCGCTGCAGCAGTCGATCCATCTGCGCGTTAAACCGGACCTTGCGGTCCTTACTTCGTTTATCGGCGGGGTTGGTGTATGCCACGGTGGTGCTCCTTGGTTGCTCCGAATAAAAAAGGCCGGTCAGAGGACGGGCCAACAGGGTTAGTGCTTGGGTTTGTGCTTCGCGGGCTGCTTGGACTGGAAAAGCTCAGGGTGTTCGAGCTTCACCTTGGCGGGGATGCCGCGGGCCATCCAGTTCTGGACGCGCTGGACTCCGCCCTGCTTAGGGAAATTAAGGAGTTCGGCGACCCGAGTAGGGCCGCCAAGGCGCTGGATGATTTCGCTATCTACATGCATGGCAATGTCCGGCCGTGGTATTTCCGAACATTAAACACGGTGTTTAAATGACTGTCAACGCCACGTGTAACAACATCATGTTTAGTTGTGGCAGCCTACTAAACATGCATGAGCAAATGATCCGCCTTTACAAGGCAGCCAAGGAATTGAAAGGGGTAGAAGCCCCTTCGGATCTGGCTGATCTACTGAATGAATCCCCACAGACGATCAATAACTGGGAAAAACGCGGCATTTCCAAGGAGGGTCTTTTGGATGTCCCGGACATTATTGGATGCCGGTTAAAGTGGCTGAGATATGGCGTTGGCCCCATGCATTTAGATGCTTTGCCGCGCCCCGGCGAGATTGCCGTCCCCCAATACGAAACCGGCGGCATGGGCGGCACCAACGGCCTAATCCTCAAGGATCAGCCCGGCGTTATCCGGGATTGGGTTGTCAGCCCGGAATGGCTCCGCGCCAACGTCCCGCTCTACTCCAGTCTCGGTAATCTATGTCTGGTAACGGGCTTTGGCGACTCCATGCCAGACCTCTACAACCCAGGCGACCCGGTCTTGGTCGATAAGGGCGTGCGGGCGTTTGACGGGGATGGGATCTACTTTTTCCGGATTGGCAACGTGGGCTTTATCAAGCGCCTGCAGCAGATCGGTACCAGCCTCCGGGTGATCTCGCAGAACAAGGAATATGAGCCTTGGACCATGCCAGAAGACGCCGACTTTGAGGTGCTGGCCAAGGTGCTGAAGGCGTGGAAAAGTCGGAACATCTAAAGAGGGGAAGCGATGAAAAAGTGGATTCCCTTGGCGGCGCTGCTGCTAGCAGCTTGCACCCAGCATCAATGGGTAAACCAGACTGCCAATGACCCCGGGGCGCTGAATATTGCATCGGGCGAATGCACAGCAGAGTCCTACAAAGTCGTCCCCGTCCCCCGGCTTCAAGAGCCTGCACGCCCTGTCTATGGGGCTGCCCCGCAGTACAAGACCGATTACCAGCTGCAGAGCAGCAGCGGCGCCAGAATAACCGGAACATCCACGACAACCGCACAAAACGACATGTGGCTTAAGCAGCAGGAATACCAAGCTGCGAAGTCAGCCCATGACAGCCAGCTACGCCGGGCCTCGCTGGCAAGACAGAGGGTCTTCAATGGCTGTATGCAGGCTAAGGGCTGGGCATACGTTAAGGTTGAGCGGTAAGCCGCCGATTAGAAAGTGGAAGGAAAAATGAGCGAAGAAAAAAGGCCAACAACCTTTGAGACGGCTCAAGACCTCACGGGCACAGAAGTGGGAACGGTGCTGGAAGATGTGGGCGCCGTCATTGTGTGTGAGTCATGCGAGCGAGGGAAATATGAGGTTGGGTGCATGGGGCCGCGAGCTGTACCAGTAGCCTTACCCATCCCCCCTGAGAATGAGCAGGCGCTTTGGTTCTTCACGGCAATATGTTCTAACTGTGGCCATACCCGATTCTATTTTGCCCCCTTCATAGCCCAGAAAATTATAGAAAAGCGAGGCAGCAATAGTGACAAATAGCATCATTGAAGGGGCATTCCCGTACCGTGACAACGGCGGGAATAGGGGCCAGAATGGTGGAAACCCACCTGAGGGCCCATCTATGGAAGCCCGCGTAGCGACCCTAGAGGCGCGGCTAGACTCGACGTTACCGAACTTGGCAACTAAGGCCGACCTCCATCAGTCCACTGCCAGCATGATTAAATGGGTTGGCGGCATCGGCATAGCTATCGCCTCTCTCTTGGTGACTGCATTCATAACCTTGTACAACAAGGTCGATGATGCTCCAGCGGCCCAGTCCACACAGAGCGCGCCCATCATCATCCAGGTTCCGGCCTATCAGGCTCCAGCCGCCCCCGTCGCGCCAAGCGGTCAGAAATAACACTTCTCCATAAATCGCGGCCCGCCAAGTGCGGGCTTTTTTGCGCCTACTCCGGCCTCTCCGTCAGGCTCTCCCGCCAATCACCGGTATAGCCAAAGCTCGGGGCACCTATCGACTCCGCGAACCAGAAGTCGGTAAAGGCCGCCACGTCTGGCGTGCAGTACCAGTGCGCCTGCCCATTCGCATCTACCGCCCACCACCGCGCCCGCTTAGGGGCCTGTCGCCAGTCCACGTCCTTGTGCATTGCCGTCTCCCTCGCTGCTTGAGTCCAGATTAGCACCCATCCCCCGTCACACACATCACGCCCCTCCCCTCTCGCGGGTTTGGTGTCGATGGGCGCCTGCTAATGACTGCTCGGTCACAAATATTAAACGCCATGAATAAACGTAGTGTTGATAATTAAATAAACGTGGTGTTTAATCACTCCATCGAATCGCCGCACACGATGGAGAAGAAGAATGAGCAGCTCCAGCCGGTACACCGCTGAATTTGGCCCGAACGTTGAGCAGATCCTCTGTCAGGGCTCGCGCGTTGTGCGAGGCCGCATCCCTGCGCAGGTGCGTAAAGAGCTGATGGCGGCGGTTAAAGCTGGCGTGCTTGGTCGCCTGAAGAAAGAAGGCCTGAAGCCGGAAATCTTCTTTCACCCGGACCACAAAAACGGGGCTGCCGACCGTCAAAAACGCGAAGCGGCCTACAGCATTGAATGCATCAGCACGGTCATCGCCGTTAAGCCTGTCGATCAGCGAATTGACGAGGCATTAGCCGGCCTGCGCGTGGAGGCCTAACCATGACCGCCCGCCTCGTCGGCTTTGAACGCAACACCACTCCCCGCGACCTCGCCTCTGATCGCAGCGAATACATCCGCGCTGAGGCCGAACGCCGCTCCGAAGGTCCGTATGACGGCGACGAGATTGATTGCCACCTCGACAGCCTGCGCGACAAGCAGACGCTGAAGTTGATCGCCCACGCGCTGAACACGAACGACGCGCTGCCGCTGTTGCAGCTGATGCAGAAGGCGTTCGAGCCGCGCCGGCAGGATTACCACGAGAGCGAAGTGGAAAGAGAGCTGGGGCTTTAAAAATCAAGCGCATTGCGCATTCAGGGGAATGATCGTGACGAAGAAGAAAGCAGAGGTCATCACGACCTACAAGGGTTTCGACAAGAATCTGGCCTGCCGTGGCTTTCAGTACGAGTTCGGCAAGACCTACGTGCACGACGGCGAAGTCAAGGCCTGCAACGGCGGCTTTCATGCCTGCGAGTACCCACTGGATGTATTCGCCTATTACGCGCCCGCCGACAACCGCTTCGCCCTGGTTGAGCAGAGCGGCGACCTCTCGCGCCATGGCGACGACAGCAAGATCGCGAGCCGCAGCATCACGGTCAAGGCCGAAATCAATCTGGCCGACATCATCAAGGCGGCGATTGAGTACACCACGAAGCGTTGCGATCCGGCCAAGGCTGCGCACACCAAGGGCAACGGGCTTGCCAACGCCACAACCGGAACCAGGTCCGCGAGCAGCGCCACCGGGGACAGCTCCGCGAGCAGCGCCACCGGGGACAGGTCCGCGAGCAGCGCCACCGGAACCAGCTCCGCGAGCAGCGCCACCGGGGACAGGTCCGCGAGCAGCGCCACCGGGGACAGCTCCGCGAGCAGCGCCACCGGGGACAGGTCCGCGAGCAGCGCCACCGGGGACAGCTCCGCGAGCAGCGCCACCGGGGACAGGTCC